GGAAGTATACCCAGCGCACTTCGACAAGGCGATGGCACGGGCGATCGCGACTGCGTTCGGGAAGGCGGCGTGAATAAAACACGGGTCCTTCCGGCGACATTCCGTTGCGGGTAACGCGCCACCTCCGTTCTCACGCAGTTTCTGACGAAAATGTAACCCTAAGAGGCATTATGGCGACCCATAGCAAGTCGGACAACTCGAAAGTCGCTTCGCAACGCGCACGACTCATCAAGGCGCAGGCGTCCCTGAAGGAACTCGAATTATCCGTAAAAAACGGTCAAATGGCCCCGATTTCCGGCATGGTGCGCGTCTGGGAGTCCAGAATCGGCGGTTGCAGGTCGAAAATCCTCGGATTGCCGACCCGGTTGGCCCCGCTTGTCGTGGGGTGCTCCAACATTGCGGAGGTAAAGACCCTGCTTGAGCGCCACATCCACGAATGCCTCGATGAACTTGCAATTGGACCAAGCGTTGTTATCCCTGATGCGGATGTGGAAGTCTCCGCCGACGCTGAATCTGTCGGAATGGGCGGACAGGCACCGTAAACTGTCGCCCGAATCGGCCGCGGAACCCGGACAGTGGTACACGTCGCGGGCCGAGTACCAACGCGGGATCTTGGACGCCTTCACCGACCCGACGGTGGAGGAAGTCGTCGTCATGTCTTCCGCACAGGTCGGCAAGACGGAGATATTGAACAACGTCGTCGGGTATTTTATCGAGCAGGATCCCTGCCCGATGCTCATCATCCAGCCGACCGTCGATATGGGGAAGGTCTGGAGCCGGGACAGGCTCGCCCCGATGCTTCGGGACACGCCGGTGCTCAAAGGGCTGGTCAAGGATCCGAAGTCCCGCGACTCGGGCAACACGATCCAGGTGAAGGAGTTCCCTGGCGGACGGATCGCCATCGGGGGCGCGAACTCCCCGGCGGGATTGGCGTCCCGCCCGATACGCATCGTGCTGCTGGACGAGATCGACCGGTTCCCGCCGTCGGCGGGTTCGGAAGGCGATCCCGTGCGACTCGCCATCAAGCGGTCGCAGACGTTCTGGAACCGTAAGATCGGCAAGTTTTCCACTCCCACCGTCAAGGGGGCGTCGCGGGTGGAGCAGGAGTGGGAGGAATCCGATCAGCGGCGGTTCCACGTCCCTTGCCCGTACTGCGCGGGGTATCAGGTGCTGCGGTGGGGGCAGATCAAGTTCGTCAAGGACGAGAAGGGCCGCCCGACGGACGTGCATTACGAGTGCGAGCACTGTAACGCGAAGTTGTACGAGGCCGACAAGTTGCGGATGGTGCGCAACGGGCGGTGGGTCGCCGACCGTCCCGAGGTGAAGGGCAAGGCCGGATTCCATCTCAACGAATTGTACTCGCCCTGGTCGGCGTGGCAGAAGGTCGTCGAGGATTTCCTCGAGGCGAAGAAGCGGCCGGAGACGCTTAAGGTCTGGGTCAACACATCGCTTGGCGAGACGTGGGAGGAAGAGGGACTGACCGTCGACGACGGTTCGTTGATGGGGCGCCGGGAGGAGTACACGGCGCAGGTTCCGCTCGGCGCTGCGGTGCTGACCGCAGGCGTGGACGTGCAGGACGACCGGTTGCTGGTAAAGGTCAAGGGTTGGGGGCGCGGCGAGGAGTCGTGGCTCATCGACTGGATCACGATCCCCGGTCGGCCCGAGACGGACCCCAAAGTCTGGGCGGATCTTGACGCCGTGCTGTCGCGGACGTGGGCGCACGAGTTGGGGACCACGCTACGGATCGCCTCCGCCTGCATAGACTCCGGCGGTCACGCGACGAAGCAGGCATACGACTTCGCACGGACGAAGGGGCATCGGCGGATCTTCGCCATCAAAGGCGTCGGAGGTCCGGGAACGCCCGTCATCAAACTGTCCACCCGGAAGAACAAGGGCGGCATCGCCCTCGGGCTGGTCGGCGCGGATACCTGCAAGGGATTGATCTACTCCCGGCTGCAGGTCGATGAGTTCGGGCCGGGGTACATGCACTTCCCCAAGCGTCCCGAGGTCGGCGAGGAGTATTTCCGGCAACTCACCGCCGAGAAGCAGATCACGAAGTTCAACCGTGGATTCCCGACAAAGGTGTGGACGAAGATGCGGGCGCGCAACGAGGCGCTCGACTGCGAGGCGTATGCGCTCGCGGCCTTGGCGACCTTGAACGCGAATCTCGACCAACTCGCAGCGCGGATGGAAGAGCAGGCAACGGCGAGGAAAGAGGATCCCGAACCGCCAAAACCCGTCAACCCGCTTGTCCGCACCCCGATCCGCAGCAAGGGGTGGTCCGCAACCCGCTGGTAAGGAGTGACCATTGAACATTCCGAGCGTATTGACGGCAGGTGATACCTTCGCCTGGACGGACTCCCTCTCCGATTACCTCGCACCCACCTACACGCTGAAATACTCGCTCTGGAAATACGGCAAGGCCGTCATCACGATCACCGCGACCGCCGACGGGACCGATCACGACGTATCGGTATCCGCGTCCACCACTGCCGCATACGCACCCGGTGAGTGGCAGTGGACGGCATACGCCGAGAAGGGCGCGGGCGGATCCCTGGAGCGGTACACGATCGATACCGGCAAGGTGACGATCAAGCCGTATGTCGCGGGGGCGTCTTCATCGGCGGATCTGCGGTCCCACGCGCAGATCATGCTCGACGGCATCGAGGCGGTGATGCAGGGGCGGGCGACGCACGCGGAACTGTCCCTCACCATCAACGGCAAGTCGATTCAGTTCCTGAAGCCTTCCGAACTTGAGGCGTGGCGCAACACCTACCGGCGGGAAGTGAACAGGGGAAACAACGTCGATTCGATGGTCAGAATACAGTTCGGGAGCGTGTGATGGGAATCATCCGGACGTTCCTGCGGGACCACGGATACATCCACAGGTCGGACATGGACCGGAAGGGGTCGAGAGGATACGCCGCCGCGTCGATGGGAAGGCTGACCGCCGACTGGATCTCCGCGTCGACGACGATCGACGCCGACATCCGCTCCGGCATGGTCCCCGTCCGCAACCGTGCGAGGGATCTGTCCTTAAACAACGAGTTCGCCAAGGCGTACCTGCGGGCGGTTCGCAAGAACGTCGTCGGCAGCGAGGGGTTTGCGCTCCAGGTGAAGGCGATGAACTACGTCGTCGGATCCGACGGGAAGAGCAAACCCGTCCCGGATCGGCTGGCGAACTCCATCCTGGAGAACGCCTTCTACGACTGGGGCAAGCCGGAGTACGCCACCGTCACTGGGAAGATGTCGTTCCGCAAGGTCGAGGAAGTGCTCGTCGAGTCGTGCGCGAGGGACGGCGAGCATTTCATCCGGATCTATCGCGGGTCGCGGGTGAACCGGTACGGGTTCACCCTGCAACTCATCGAGCCGGACTGGATCGACGAGAAGTACTCGGAGGAATTGAAGGGCGGAAACGTCGTCCGGATGGGCGTGGAGCTGGACGTGTGGCGCAGGCCGGTCGCCTACTACGTCAGCAGCAGGAACGAGACGCTGCAGATGTACGGGAACATCGTCCCGTCCACGCCCAGGATCCGCATACCGGCGTCGGACATGATCCACCTGTTCGACCCGGAGCGGGCGGAGCAGACACGGGGCATGTCGTGGATGGCACCGGCGATGCTGGGCCTGCACAACCTCAAAGGCTACGTCGAGGCTGCGATCATCAACGCCCGAGCGGGTGCGAACAAACTCGGGTTCTTCCGGGACCCCTCTGGTGACGGCGGCGAGTATACCGGTGACACCACGAACGAGGACGGCCAGAAGATCGCCACCTGCGAGCCGGGGACGTTCGACAGCATCGGTCGCCTGGAGTTCCAGGGGTTCGATCCGAAGTACCCGGAGGCGCAGTTCGACCCGTTCACGAAGTCCATCCTGCGGGGAATCTCCTCGGGACTGGGCGTGTCGTTCGCATCGATCTCGAACGACCTGACGGAAGTCAATTATTCCTCCATCCGCGCAGGACTCATCGAGGAGCGCGAGACGTGGAAGACGCTCCAGTCGTGGTTCATCGAGACGTTCCTGAACCGCGTCTATTCCGAGTGGCTGAATATGGCGCTCTTGACCGGAGCGGTGAACCTTCCGTCGGTGAAGTATGACAAGTTCAATAATCCGAAATGGACCGGCAGGCGGTGGGCGTGGGTGGATCCGCAGAAAGACGTCGATGCGTCGAAGGCGGCGGTGGCGGCGGGGTTCAAGTCCGCCACGCAGATCATCAACGAAGCCGGGGGAGACATCGAGGACGTGTACCAGGAGATCAAGGCGGAGCAGGAACTGGCGAAGGAATATGGACTCGAACTCGATTATGGAGGGAAGAACAATGGAGATCAAAGAACTCCTGGCAACGCTGAGGAAGGAACCGAACGGCCAGAAGAGGACGTTCAGTCTGGACCGGGCAATGGTAAGGCCCGAGGAAAGGACAATCGACCTCGCCTTCTCATCTGAGCAACCTTACGCGCAACGGTGGGGAGTCGAAATCCTCGACCATTCCCCTGGTGCGATGCGGACAACGCGCACGGGTGGGGATGGACTGCCGATTCTGCGGGAGCATCAACCGGCACTCGGTATCTTCGGAAGATTGAAGGATGTGAAGTTGTGCGATGACAAAAAAGCCAGAGGGACTGCCGTGTTCTCTCGGCGGCAGGACGCACAGGAAGTGCTGCAGGACATCGAGGACGGGATCATCACCGACGTATCGGTCGGATATCAGGTTCACCACATGCAGGAAATGGATGTAAAAAAACTCCCACCGGATCTTGTGGAAATGGCGGCTCGGGAAAAGTTGCCCGTCTACCGGATCACGGACTGGGAACCCTTCGAGTGTTCCCTCGTGGCGGCACCAGCGGACCCGACGGTCGGCGTCGGACGATCCAAGGTGACAGACGAAGGAACGGTGAAGGAAGAGGAAGTGAAACCGCCAACCATAACCGTCGTACCAAAAGAGGAGAAGAGAACCATGTCCGAAAACACGGGAAAGACCCTCGCGGAGTACGAGGAGGATCTGAAGGCCGAAAGGGAAAAGGCGTCGAAGACCGCCAAGGAGAGCGCGGAGCAGCGGGTCGCCGGGATCTATCAGTTGGCGAAGCGGTTCCGCCAGTTCGTGCCCGACTTCATCGTCGAGAAGGCGGTGTCGGAGGGGATGGCGCTCGACGAGTTCCAGAAGATGGTGCTCGCCCGCGTGGAGACGGGCAAGCCGGTGGACACGCCGATCGCGGAACTCGGGCTGTCCAACCAGGAGATCCGCCGGTACTCCATGTCCAAGGCGATCCTGTCGCAGTGCAAGGGGTCGAACGTGGACGCATCGTTCGAGAAAGCCTGCTCGGACGAGATCCGCAAGCGCCTCGGGGAGCCGGGACGCGGCGGCATCCTGGTGCCGCAGGACATCGTGGACCGGACGCAGGCCCACCCCCGCGACGGTCGCCGTGACCTGTCCGTCGCACTGACCGGCGACTCGGCGGGCGGCTACCTGCGCGGCACCGACCACCTCGGCAGCGAGTTCATCGACCTGCTCCGGAACCGGCTCGTGTCCCGCGCCGCCGGAGCGCGGATCCTGTCCGGACTCCGCGGCAACGTCTCCATCCCGACGCGCAGCGCCGGGGCGACCTCCTACTGGGTGGCGGAAGGATCCGCCCCCACGGAAGGCGCGAACACCTTCGGGACCGTTGCCCTCACGCCCCGCAACGTCGGCGCGTATGTCGCCTACACCCGGCAACTGCTCCTGCAGTCCAACCCGTCGATCGACGCGCTGGTCAGCGGCGACTTGGCGTTGTCCCTCGCCACCGCCATCGACCTCGCGGTGTTCCACGGGACCGGCACCCTGCAGCCCCTGGGCCTCGACGGGCAGGGGATCGGCACCACCACGGCGACTTCCGTCAACTACACCAAGATGCTCGACTTCCAGACCGACGTCGCGGCGGCGAACGCCCTCACCCCTGGCTGCGCGTACGTCACGACCCCAACGGTCGCGGCGATCCTCTGCACGCAGCCCAAGTTCACCAACGGCCCCTCGCCCCTGTGGGAGGGCGGCATCCTCGAGTCCGCGAACGTCTGCGGGTTCCGGGGATTCGCCACCAACCAGATCACCGCCGGGTACATGTTCTTCGGCGACTTCTCGCAGGTGCTGATCGGCGAGTGGGGCGTCCTCGAA